AAGACGACCTAAGAGTAAAAACTACTTTACTAAAGATACTGAACAAGCTATTGTCAGATATAATAATGAACCAGATTCAGAAATTAGAAGTCAAATATACAGAGATGAGATACATTATGCTTTCTTTAAATTAACAGAAAATATAATCCACACCTTTAAATTTTACTATACAGAAGTAGACCAAATAGAACATCTACAACATGAAGTAATAACCTTTTTACTTTCCAAATTACATTTATTCAACCCAGACAATGGAGCAAAAGCATACTCATATTTTGGTACTATAACTAAAAACTGGTTAATAGTATATAATACAAAAAATTATAAAAAACGAGTTCAAAAAGCACCTGTAGATGAATTATTTAAAGATGATAATTACTCATATCAAATGGGTGAAGAAAAAGAAAAAGATAGATTATCTATTTTTATAGATGCTTATGTTAAATATGTAGAAGATAGGTTTGATATATTTTTTCCTAAGGGTAATGATGCTAAAGTAGCAGATGCAATATTAGAATTATTTCGTAAAAGAGAAAATTTAGAAATATTTAATAAAAAAGCATTATATATTTACATTAGAGAAATAATGGCTAGCCATGGTCTAGAAGTTAAAACTCCAAAAATAACTAAAATAGCTACTAAATTATATGGGTTATTTAAAGGTAGTTATATTTTTTATTTAGAAACAGGATATATAGACTTCGAAAAATCTTAATTAATCATATTTATACATGAACCAAACGTATAACTATGAGCCATTTAGACAAAAACATATTCGGTAAAAAATCATACTCAGATTTACTTAAAGAAATTTACGACAATCAAAAGAAGAAAGAAACACAAATTAGTGCATTAATCAACGAATTAAAGCCACTAATCAGTGATATAGGTGATGCTACAATGATTGTGCCACTCATCAAAGAATACATGGAATTAGGCATTAAAAATGATGAAGCACTTATAAAAGTAGCTACAATTTTTCAACGTATATTTGCAAATGAAGGTAATGAAGATAATGGGTTTGGTATAAGTGAAGCTGAAAAAGAACAATTATTAAACGAAATACAAAATTTACAATTACCACCTAAAAAAGAAGATTAATGGGACTTGAATATGGTTTAACAGCAAATAGGGAAGTTCCAACAGATGTATGAACCAGTGGAATATCTCAAATACCTGATGTAATTTCGACTCTTCAAAATTCCACTCAAGTAGGAAGAGTAAAAGATATTATTTTAAATGATAAATTTCCAGAAATTGAAAAATATGGGGGTTATAGTGCTATTGGAAGTATATTTTTTACTGTGCAAGGATTCAAATCAGGTGGTTTTGATATAGCTAAACCTTTATTTCCCCAATCTACATATTATCCTTTAAAAGAGGAATTAGTTTATATTCTTCATCTCCCAGATACTAGTATTGGAGAACAAGATTCAAATAAATCTTTTTATTATTTAAATGTTATAAACGTATGGAATGCTCCTAACCATAATGCTTTTCCTGAAGAAAAAGTAAAAGATATAGCAAGAAGACAAAATGAATATGAAAATAATAATTTAACAAATTCCCCACAAATAAATTCAACATATCCTCCTTATGATGATGATAAAGATATATTTGAAAGTGATTTAAATTTAAATCAAAATACTTTTTTTGAAAGAGAAAATATTCATCCTTTACAACCCTTTTCTGGAGATAGTATATATCAAGGTAGGTGGGGTAATAGTATACGATTAGGTAGTACTGCAAAAGCTTCGGGATCTGAGGCTTTAAATAATTGGTCTAATGTTGGTAAAAATGGTGATCCTATTACATTATTAAGAAATGGTCAACCTTCGGGATCATTAGATGAAGGGTGGATACCTATAACTGAAGATATTAATAAAGATTTGTCATCTATATATTTAACTTCCACTCAAAAACTACCTATAAATGCTTCTAGTCAAGATTACTCTTCTTATAAAGATGCTCCATCATCTCCAAATTCTTATACAAAAAACCAAGTTATAATAAACTCAGGTCGTTTACTTTTTAATTCTATTGATGATCATATATTATTAAGTTCTAAAAAAACTATTAATCTTAATTCAAAAAAAGGATTAAATTTTGATACCTCTGAAAGTTTTATAGTAAATGTTGGGGATGAAGTTTTATTAGGTTCAAAGGATGCTTGTGAGTCTTTAGTTTTAGGAGATACTTTAAAAGATAATTTAGATTTTGTACTTTCTGTTTTAATGCAATTGGTAGACACTCTTCAATATTCTTCATTATATCCTGGGGGATTGCCTATTCCTGATAGTGCAATTTCCGTCCAAGCTCAAAATTGTCTTCAAGCTTTAAAAATTGTTAAAGATGGTTTACCTAATATATTGTCTGATAAATGTAAAACAGAGTAAATGGCAGAACTTTTTAGTACCGGAGAATCTCAAGCAACTGCTACAGACCAGGATCAAATAGATGCAATTTATCCTTTAACCTATACAGTAGTTAAAGGAGATTGGATTGTTAAAATAGCAAGAAATCATAGGGTTTATTGTTCAAGTTTTAATGATGGTAAAGGAGGAATGTTAGATGATGTTGTAAGAGGCGATCAAATTATAGATGCTAATTTAGAATATTTGCTTGGTAGAAGTGGTTATAGTTCAAAGGGAGAATTATTAGAAGATGAAGATTTTCTAAAAATAGGAGACCAACTTACTATCCCAGGTTTTATATGCCCAATCCTCCCAGAAGTAAATACGGATCCTGAAGTATTAAAAGAATTTACATTATGTTCTAAAACTGACGGTATTATTGGGACTTTACAAGTAATTAAATACCCAAATGAAGAAGATTTATCTGTAATATCTTATTTAAAAAATTTCCCTGAGGGTTATGTCCAAGAATATACCTATGGATCTACTCAACCTTATAATCCTGATTTTAAAGTAGTAGCTGAAAAATATCTATCAGAAGATCTTAACCCAGATTTAAAAGAAATAATGTTAACTGGGGATATGGAAATATGTAAAAAGAAACCTTATAAAATAGAAGGAAAAATTATAACAAGTTTATTTACTAAAGCCCCAGATCGAGGTTGTGGTTCCCCTATAGAAGGAGTAGAAATTGAAGATGAAAATGGTTCTAAAACAGTTACAGATAAAAATGGAGATTTTATTCTAGAAGGTACATATGAGGAAGAATTCTTACTCGGTAAAGAAATAGTAGAAGCTGAAGTTATTGACATATATTCACCACCTCCAAGAGAACCAATATTAACATCACCCACATCATCAATTCCTGAATTACGAACTATAGATGAGGAAAATAATACTCCCCCAAAGAAAAAAAGAAAAAAATTTTCATGGAATTTTAGTTGGCCTTCATTTTCATTAAATATTAATTTTAGAAAAATTGAATGGAAAAATAATAGGAACCGTTTTATTAAACAATTTGAGGATGAAGAAGAAGAATATAAAAAAAATAAAGATAAAATAAAAAAAGAAAAACCTGAAAAACCTAAAAAATTTAAACCTGAAAAACCTGTAAAAATAAAAACAAAAAAAATTAAAGGTAAAACAGTTAAATTACCCCCACCTGTAACTTCGGAACCTGAAGATCCAAAAGAAAAAAGAAGAAAAGAAAGAGATAAAAGAATTAAAAAACAAAAAGAAAAAGAAGAAAAAACACCTAAAATAAAAACACCTAAAATAAAAATTCCAAGGGATAAAACCCCAAAGATTAAAACCCCAAAATTAAAAGTTCCAAAAGTACCGGGCCTTCCTGAAATACCAGAATCACCAGATCCACCCAAAGTCCCAAAAATAAAAATTGGAAAAAAAGGATGGTGTAAAAAAGAAATTTCATTAATAGGTTTAAATGGGCTTATTAGACCTTCTTTAGGTGTAATCCAATTAGATCCTTTTACCCCTAATTTTCCTAAATTACAAAAACCTAATTTTATACTCCCTGATATTGAATTAAAAAAATTATCATTACCTAAAATAAATTTAGAAATGAGATTTCAACTAGAGATGAATAAAATTATTAATAATATAAAAACAAGATTATTAGGAGCTATAGCTGCTTTATTAGCTAGATTTAATATTTGTGATATACCTAAAGCTATAGCTTTGTTAGCTGCAGGAATTAGATTTAAAGATTTAGGACTTGCTTGTCCTGAAGACCCAGAAGAATTAAAAAAACTAATCCAAAAAAGAAATAAATTAACTAAAGCAGTTAATAATATATATAAATTTTTAGATAAAATAAATATAACAGTAACATCTACCCAACAATTAATTACAGTTGCAGATGCATTACTGATTGCAGCTCAAATTTTAACTTTTATACCATCTACATTAGCAACCCCAATACCCTCAGCTTCTTCAAATATAGTAGAAGGAGGTAAAAGACAATTAAAAAAATATGGTTTATTACTCCCTGGAATTGCTTCTATTATAGCTCTTTTATTAAGTTTATTAGTAAAAGTACTACAAATGTTAGCTTTACTGGATAATGCTATAGAATCTTGTACTGAAGAAGAACAAAAAGAAAAAGAAAATAGCAATCCTAATACTCCCTATCTAGGGAACAATTTTAATGAACAATTAATTCAAAATCAATTATTATTAGATACATTCCAACAGTCCCTTCAGGGGGAAAAAGTAGTAACTAATGTAAATGGGTTTGAAATGGATGTAATAACTGTTGATAATGTAGAAATTCAAGGAGAAAAAAGAAGACAAGCTATAGCTAAAAATAAAGCGGGAGTAATTATGCTTAGAGGAGAAGCTTCATTTTCTTCAAATGATCAAATATTAATAGATGAATTAATATTTTACATTAAACAAAATGATTTAAAAGCAGATTAATTTAATATTTATAACAAACACAATAATGAAAACTGAAGCACTTAAAAAAATAATTAAAGAAGCCGTTAGAGAGGCTATACAAGAAGAGCTAAAGGAAGTTTTACTAGAAGCAGTTAAAGCACCTAAAGCTGTAGTTACCCAACCAATACAAGAAAGTATTACATCACCAACTACACTCACTGTTACACAAACACCTAAAAAATCTTTAAAAGAACAAAGACAATCCTATTTAGATATTATAGGTGAAACAGGATTAAATATGAATAGTACACATGCTCAAGGATTTGGCAATAAACCATTTAATCCTCAAGGAGTAGGTGATACAACATCACCAAATGGAGCTTTACCTAGTGGAGAAGTTAATATGAATCAAATAATGGGATTAATGACTAAATAATGGCATTTGGAGCACAACAAATATCACCAATAGACCTTAATAAAAGTGCCGCTGTAGGAGTAAATTTACCTTTTACAGGACCTAATTCGGTATCAAATAATGCTGCTACAGGCTCAGCAGTATTTACAACTGCACCATCTAACCAAAACACCCCATTTGATCCTAATTTTATTACTTCAGAAGCTCTTAAAAATAATTTAATTAATTATTTTCTTACAAACCCAGGAGAAAGACCCTTAAACCCTACATTTGGAGGTGGTCTAAGAAACTATATTTTTGAACAAATAACCACAGGAAATTTAAAATTTTTACAAAGTAAAATCCAAAAAGATTTAGATTTAATTTTCCCTAGAGTTAATCTTCAAAATTTAAAAGTTACAGGTCAAGAAGATAGTAATAGTATTAATATATCTTTAACATATAAAGTTACTAATACTAATATAAATGATACTATAAATCTGAATTTTACATAATGGCAACTAAAATAAATAGAGATATAAAATATTTAAATAGAGATTTTTCTGATATTAGGTCTAAACTAATTGAATTTTCTCAAACCTATTTTCCTAATACTTATAATGATTTTTCTCCTACATCACCTGGAATGATGTTTATGGAGCAAGCAGCTTATGTAGGTGATGTAATGTCATTTTATTTAGATAACCAATTACAAGAAACATATACTACATTAGCTAGACAAACAAATAATTTATATGAGTTAGCTTATATGTTTGGTTATAAACCTAAATCAACAAAAGCAGCTCAAACTATTATTGATATATACCAACAAGTACCTGCTAAAGCTGATGGCACTCCCAATTTTAATTATTCTTTAACTCTTAATGAAAATTCTTCAATAAGTTCAACAACAAACACATCAAATACTTTTTTAATACAAGATAAATGTGATTTTAGCTTTTCAAGTTCATTAGATCCTACTGAAATTTCCGTATATGAAGTAATAGGCAGCTCCCCAGCATATTTTTTATTAAAAAAACAAAGAAATGCAATTTCAGCAACCGTAAAAACAGAAACTTTTAATTTTGGAATTCCTCAACAATTTCAAACAGTTAATATTCAAGCTGATAATATTATAAAAATATTAGATATTACAGATTCTGATGGTAATGTATGGAATGAAGTAGATTATTTAGGTCAAGAAATGATATTTAATAGTATAAAAAACACTAACCCTAATGACCCTAATAATGTAGCAAATGTAGGTGAAGTACCTTATTTGTTACAATTAAAAAAATGTCAAAGACGTTTTGCTACAAGATTAACTTCTGAAAATAATTTACAAATTCAATTTGGAGCAGGTAACCCAAATGACACAGATGAATTAATTACACCTAACCCAAACAATGTAGGTATAGGTTTACCATTTGAACAAGATAAACTTACAACAGCATATTCACCTACAAACTTTTTATTTACAAACACATATGGTATAGCACCATCAAATACTACTTTAACTGTAAGATATTTAACTGGTGGTGGGTTATCTTCAAATATTCCAAGTGGTAATTTAACTAATTTAGATAAAAATAATTTAAAATTTAACAACCCAGGTTTAACTCCAGCTACATCTAATTATGTTTTTAATTCTGTTTCATGTAATAATTCATCTGCAGCTTCAGGAGGAGCAGGACCTGATACAGATGAACAAATTAGACAAAATACTTTAATGCAGATAGCGGCTCAACAAAGAACAGTTACATTAGATGATTATAAAGTAAGGGCTATGAGTATGCCATCGGATTTTGGAACTGTATCTAAAATATACATAGAAAAACCCACATTAGATAATCAAACATCTACCGTCGAAACTTTGTGTATGTATATTTTATCCCAAAACACAGCAGGACAATTTACATATGCATCTTCAGCTTTAAAGAAAAATTTAAGAACTTATTTATCTCAATATAAAATGATAGGTGATAGTATAGATATAAAAAATATTTATATTATTAATATAGGTATTGATTTTGAGGTAGTGGTTTTACCTAATTTTATAAATAGTCAAGTAATATTATCATGTATTGATGTGTTATCAAATTGTTTTAAAAGAGAAGATTGGCAAGTAAACCAACCTATTTTAATAAATGATTTATTTGTTAAATTAGATAGAGTAGAAGGTGTACAAACTGTTAAAAATATTAAATTTTCAAATAAAGTAGGAACTTCTTTAGGATATTCTCAATATGCTTACGATATAGAAGGAGCAACTCAAAATGGGGTAATATATCCTAGTTTAGATCCCTCAATATTTGAAATTAGAAATTTTAATAAAGATATTAAAGGAAGAGTAGTACCATTATAAAAAATAAATTATGCCTATTAACCCAAACGACAAACTTATTAAAGATTTTGGACCTGGAAGAAATCCTGGTTTGAGAGATTCTTTAAACCAAACCAATTTAGATGTTGAAAATCCTTTAGTGGATGGTGGTCCTAATCATTTTCCCGACTATGAACATTTTCAAAAATATACTCCTAATAAAACATATTTAGATACTTTTGAAGAAGCAGCAAGTGTTAATAGCCTTTTTGGTACAACCGATAATCCTGATATTTTAAAGCCTAACAATATATTTAAAGATGGTACAAGTCTAGATATTGAAAATCCACTTCCCGATGGGGGTCCAAATAGAACAAATGCAGGGGCTAGTAATATTCCTAATGGTAATTATACTAATGTAGGTACTAATGGTGTAGTATTAGATAAAAATGGTAATCCTACTAGTGTAGAATTACACAGATATCTTCCAAATAAAAAATATATAAATAGTTTAAGTCCCACATATAAACCTTCTAATTCCTAAAAATGGCAATTTATAAACTTTTTCCATATAAAGATGCTACATTATATTCATTTTACCCAGATATGAATACAGGAATAGATCCTATTACAACTATATCTAATTTAAATATAGCAGTAGATTCTAATCCCCAAGTAGCTAGATTTTTAACTGAATTTGTACAAGAAGAAATAACAGATGTTATAAATAATAAAATCTCAGGATCACAATGGGATGTAGATTTTAGATCTTACATAGCTACTGCTCAAGGTGTAGTTGAAGCTACTGATATATCAGTTCATCCTTTAGCTCAATTTTGGTATAATGGAACTGGAACATACTTAGATCAACCTATTACGACAGATGGTTGTGCTTGGTATTCACCTTATTTTAAAAACTCAGGAATAGCATGGTCAGGTAGTGGTACAGATAATACTAATCATTATGTTACAAGTTCATTTAATTCAAATTTTGTAATGGCAGGAGGTGGTGCTTGGTACCATAGTGGTTCTGATGGTACTTTATATGCTGTAACACAATCATTTGATACAAGATCAACAAAAGATTTAAAAGTAAATGCTAAAACTGTAGTAGAAAAATGGTATAGTGGTTCATTTGAAAACAACGGATTTATTACTAAATGGGAAAATAGTGTAGAATTTAATCAAAATAAACAAATACAACCTGTAATGCAGTTTTATAGTGTTGATACTAATACTATATATCCACCACAATTAGAATTTAAATGGAGAGATTATCAAAGCGTATTAACAGGATCTGCTACAGCTAGTATAGTAGATACT